AATCCATCGAATGTCTTATATAGGTAGTCCTTTAATATTCCAATTTGATAATATCAGTAGGAATTTGGGATGTTATGAAGCGAATACGATTATTCAGTATGCAGGCACAACATTCTTCTTATCTGACGATGGGTTTTATGCTTGTGATGGTCAAAATATAGTACCGATTGGTAATGAAAAGGTAAATAGGTTCTTTTATAGCGATATTGACGAAGGCTTATTATCTTTAATGTCGGCAGCAGTTGATCCTTTTAGAAAGTTAGTTATCTGGGCATACGCATCGAATAACTCTGCAACTGTCAATAAACTGCTAATTTATAACTTTGAAACAAAGAAATGGACTAGTGGAACTACAACTGTAAGCCGAATTGCAACCTCATCGACTCCTACAGTCGTTTTAGAAGGTTTAGATGTTTATGGTAATTTGGATACGATTCTAACCAGTTTTGACAGTCGTTTATGGTTAGGTGGTAAGGCACAGTTCGCTGGTGTTCGTAATACGAAGATTGTTACTTTCTCAGGTACGGCAATGACGGCAACTATTGAGACAGGTGATATAGAAGTGCCAGGAGCAACCTCAGCAATCACGATGGCAAAGCCGATTGTAGATAATGGCTCAGGTAATGTGGCTTTACTATCAAGAAGGCTTTTAAATGAAACAACTGTATTTGGCTCGCAAACTGTTGCAAACTCAGAAAATCGTGTAAGTATTCGTGGCGTAGGTCGCTATCATCGGTTACAATTAACACCAACAGGTAGCTGGACTACAGTCGTAGGGGTGGACATAGACTTAAATGGACTAGGAACTCGATAATGTTTAGACGATTACCTCCTTTTGGTGGCGATCAGCGAGCAGTCGCTGAAATCGTCAATGGCATTATGGATGGTAAAACCAACAATATTGGTACTGTTACATTAGCAACAGGTAACGCAACAACAACTACCCTTACAGATGCTCGTATTGGTATAGATTCGGTTATTTTGTTAGCCCCAAGCTCTGCTGCTGCTTTTGCTGATACTGCGCCTTATGGAGCGTTTCAAGACTCTACAGACCAAACGGCAGCAAGCACTACAGTTGCATATCCAATGACATTTAACACCACAGATTTTTCTAATGGTGTTTATTTGTCTAATAGTAGTCGTTTAAATGCTAGAAATGCTGGTATTTATAATGTGCAGTTTAGCGTACAGTTACAAAATACAGATAACGCACAACATACTGTAGATATTTGGTTTAGAAAAAATGGTACTGATATTACAGCATCAAATAGTATGTTTACTGTACCAGCAAGAAAAAGCGCAAGTATTTATGGCCATCTTATTGCAGCCATAAATTATTTTGTAGAACTTGCAGTAAATGATTATGTAGAAATTGTATGGCGAACAGAAAGTACAGATGTTTCGTTAGAACAAACACCAGCAGAATCTAGCCCAACAAGACCATCAACACCATCAGTTATAGCGACTATGCAGTATGTAGCCCCTAATGCAATGGACAATGTATACATTAGCTCACAAACTAATGGAAGCGCAGTAATTACTCATTTTGCCAATAGTACGGCAAGTAAAACTTATAAATATATTATAGTAGGATAAAGGAAAAATTATGGCTGAGATTGTCACAACTTCAGGTAAATCAGAAATAGATCCAGCGTTACTGCCTTACCTTACAGAAGGTCTTGAAAGGTCTAAAAGTCTATTCTTAACTGGACAACAACCGACATACTTTCCTGGTCAGACTTATGTTAGTCCAACGGCTGCAACGACTGATGCAATTGCACAACAGGAGGCTTTAGCTCGACAAGCAAATCCTCTCTTACAGCAGTCACAGCAAGCATTTTTATCTTCATTAGGACAGCAAGGTCAAACGGCATCGGGTGCTTTTCTAAATGCTAATCCTTATCAACAACAGATGATACAGGCAGCGACAAGACCATTGCAACAAGCATTTAGCGAGCAAGTATTGCCAGGCATATCAAGTCTATATTCAAAGTCTGGGCGATTAGGTTCAGGAGCAATGGAGAGAGCATTAGGATCAGCTACAGAAGGATATGGTCGTGCTTTAGGTGATGTTACGGCAAATATTGCAGGTAGTCAGTATCAAGCTGAAAGAGGCTTACAAGAAGCAGCTCAAAGATCGCAAGCGATATTAGCTCAACAAGCACCATCTATTTATGGGCAACAGTTCTTACCATCACAGACTTTGGGACAAGTAGGCGCACAACAAGAGGCAATTGCATCGCAACCTTTGCAAGAGGAAATGGCTAGATTCCAGTTTGGTCAGCAACTACCTTATCAGCAGTTACAAGGGTATCTATCAAGTGTTTATGGTACTCCTTTGGGTGGCTATGGTTCGCAAACCCAACAAACACCTGTATATCAGAATAGAGCTGCCGGTGGTTTAGGTGGTGCTATAGCAGGTGGACTGGGTGGATATGCACTAAGTAAAGCGTTTCCAGATTTAATATCTTCAGGATATGGAACTGCTGCTGGTGCAGGACTTGGTGGTTTATTAGGTGGTGGATTCTTTTGATGAAACTATATAACTGTACATTAGGAGATAACCATGGCTGGATATGATTACGGTGGTGCTGTAATTCCTTGGTATGAAGCACCAATTGCTCGTGGTTACAATTATGTTTGGGAAAAAAAGCCTGTTGCACCTCCTATAGAAGAAGTTAAGCAATATATTGCGAATGAAACCTACCAACAAGAAAAGATGAAAGAAGGTAGTGGTGGTTTAACAGGATTTTTAAATCAAACTGTTAATCCTATTCTTGATCCGATGGCTGCTGATCCTTTAAAAACGGCTGCAATGTTAGCAGCTTCAGTTTATGCACCATATTTAATTCCTGTTATTGCTGGTGCTGATACAGCTCTAGCAGGTGGGAGTGTAGAAGATGTATTAAAATCGGCTGCTATTGCGTATGTATCTCAAGCAGTAGGAGGTGAAATTAAAGGTGCGTTTGGTGCGGAGGGTATTGGTTTACCATCTGAAACACCTTATATTGATTTACCTGATGGTGAATTTTTATTAACTCCAGATGTAAGTAGTGTACCAAGTCTACTTTCTGAAGTTGGATTAACTTCTGCTGAAATAGATCAATTAACAAATTTAGCACCTGAAACTGGTTCAGAAATTAGTGCGTATACAACTCCAATAGAAGCTCCAGTAATAGGCCAACCTTATGATGTAACACCATTAACAGATCCAGTTACAGGAGAACCGTTTGGTGAAATAGAAAGACCATTAGTAGATAATTACATGGATGGCTTTACTTCCACATCAGAGACAGGATTAGCAACACTTCCTGACGAGGGTATGCTACCTGATTTGCCAGGCACTACTTTACTTGAAGAAATTGGTTTATATGAAGCTGGTTTCGATCCAGCACCAAGATATGACTTTAGTCCAGAAACTCCTGTTTTAGATGTATCTCCTGAACTTGATCCTACAGGAAGTATGGCTACAGGTGGTTTTGGTATAACTCCTAGACAATTATTAGCTGGCGCAAATATAGCTAAGAGTCTTTTAGGTACAGGTCAAGAACAAGCAGCAGCACCGGCAACACAATTTAGAGGAACTCGTATGCCATCAGGTCAAGTAGACTACTCTGGGATACTAGGTTTATTACAAATGCAATCACCTCAACGACGATCTTTATTAGGATAAAACATGGCACAAGATTTTTTATCTCAGTTATTTGGTGGACAACCAGATTATTCACAATTTATGACTCCACAACAGTCTCAGCAATCTCAAAGTAATGCTTTGACTAGCGCAGGTCTTAATGCAGCTATAGCTTTGCTTGGTGCATCAGGAAAAACAAATAGACCAATCAGCACAGGTCAGGCATTAGGTAGTGCATTAAGCGCAGGTGTTGGAGGTTATCAATCTAGTTTTGATAACACATTAAGACAGATGTTAGCTCAAGGAAAACTTGCTGATATGCAACAAAACAGGCAACTAACAGAGCAAACATTGGCAGCAAATAGATTAAAGATGGAAAGAGAAAAACAATTTCAAGATGCAGCTTCTAAAGTATTTGTACGAACTCCTGTTCAAGTTCCTATGTCTACAGAGACAGGATCTCAGTTAGAAATGTTATCAAGACCTGAGTTTGGTGGAGATATGGCTGAATCTGAAACAAGGCAAGCGTTACAGCAAAATCTTCCAACAGCACCACAATTAGATATGAACGCATTAATGCAAGCATTATCTTTAAGTGGCGAAGGAGGTTTGACTAAATTAGCGACTCTT